TCATTAGGGTTGTCGGCTCCATCAAGATAAGGTCTTATGTTAAAAATAAATGACCTAACAGCCTCTTTTATAGAGGATAGCAAAGAAGTATCGCTTAATGATGTTATCTCAATATCTACATCTAAAGGAACAACTGGGAGGTATTCCATTACTAACCACATTGGGCGCCTTCCTCTATCTTCCATCGCTTTAGTGTCGTCCGGGTCTAGGTTTATAACAGCCTCCACATTGTCTATTATTGTCTGTGTAGGTATGCCTGTATTTACGGGTACAGAATCGGCAGGATTAGCCTCTACGTAGCCCTGCACTACCGAGGGTTCTCCGCTTTTTACATAAGGCAGAAAATTTCTTTCCCCTTGAGCATCAGAGGCCCACAATACTAGGTCCACCCTAGCCCCGCCTTGAGGCTCAACTTGAGCAGCTAGTTTTACCTTTGCCCTATATTCGTCAATAGTTTCACTCTCTATCGGCGTTGTTGTTACGCTCTGTACGATAACGATGTCGTCAATGTCAGCAAGTGGCTGTGTTGATTTCAATTCGTCGTCTATATTTAACTTAGACACTATTCCAAGCTCTAAAGACCTTACATCAATTATTCCTGTGGTAGTTGTAAAAGTAAATATATCATCTGTAATAAATATTTGTCCGGGATTAAGAGATGTGTCCCTGCTTTTAAAGGTAGTACCCGCGGCTATAACGGCTCCTATCTCTCCGGTAACACTCAGTTTATATTCTCCGGCAGTAGCAGGGAGTGGGTCCCTGTCTAGATATACACGGCCGTATCTTACTATAGTTTCATCATCGCACTGGTCGAGAAATATATTTAAATATGTTTGCGCCGAGCGAAGATAAAAGAGCTTTAATTTAGACCCCTGTACTACTGAAAAAGCATTGATGAACACCTTTCCTATTATTGAATTGACGCCTAGTTTATTTCTTAAGTCAGACTTTACGTTGTTTACTAATTCAGAAAAAGTTGGTATTGTCATATTATTATATTTTCGATAACTTCATTTTTAGTACCATCCCAAACAATTTTAATTTTTGTTGAAATATTATTTGGCTCTTGTAAAGATACAATTAATTGAACTTTATTTAATCCAATTATTGATATTTCAGTTTCAATATCTGCATATGATTTTAAAGGCTTTAAGTCTAAGTCGGCAGCATCTTTTAAATCTGACAACCCATTTGTGTTTAACACTACCGTACTTAGCGTCTTTTCGAACTCAGAATTAAATTGATTTTCCTCATTAAGATAGAAATTGCCAAAATAATCTTCTCTTATCTCTAAATCATCAAGGCTTTCGCTCGTTGACTGCTCAATATTTCCTCCAAATAAATGGAAATATACTTGGTTTGTTAGCCCGTGGATTACTTCAATATCATCATTCTTTAATGACATTTCTCCACCGTCGCCGCTCTCATAAAAAGCTATGTCTGTTACATTTTTCATTACATAGTAGATGTTAATTTAATAGGAATGTCGTTACTCGCTCCTACCTGTTCTATTTCTAACCCTTCGGCTGTTCTAAAAATAAACTCATTAGTTTGTCTATTCGTAGTAACGCTTTCCTCTCTTTGTATTCTTGCTTGCTCGATAGCTGCGTCTGGGTTAGTCACACCGCTTTGATTAACATCAAGATTAGCATTCAGATCGCTACCATCCCCGAACATCGAGAATAAACTACTTAGCGAGTCCGTGATCGCTCCTATAGAGTCCATGTAGCTTCTCGTGAATTCTGCGAACCCATCATCTGAAGTAAGTAACCATGCCCTCATTTCGGCAAATTTATCACCGAGTAAATCAATCGCTAATCCTACGGCATTAAACACATCTATGATTGGGTATACCGTATCTCTTATGAATGAGGCGAACCAATTGTCGGAAGTCTTTACCCACTCCGTTAACTCCTCCCAATATATTATTAAGCCAGCTACAGCAGCCCCAACGGCAACTAAACCGCCAATTATCCATGTTAAAGGGAACGCCCATAATGCAGCATTCGCAACCCACTGCACCGCCGTATACGCAACCGTCGCAATTTTATAACCTATCATAGCCGCCTGACTCCCTCTAAGGGCGAACACATTGCCTTTTTGTAAGGCTGTATTTATTCCTAAAGCTAAATTGTAAGCTATTGTAGCAGCTCTAACTACAAAAAGAATAACTTTCATTGATATATAGGCTCCTATTGCTGTACCTATTGCTCCAATCAACAACCCCATGTTATCGGTCACTATCGTCAACAGCCCTTTGAATATGGACATCCCAATATTACTTTCGTCCGTTGAGGTAACTTGATTTTTAAAAGAGTCTGTCAACTCCTTAATCTTTATGCCTAAGCTTTCAGTCTGGACATCTGCCTGAGCTTGAGCGTTACCTACCTCGTAAAGATTCCCCGTCAGTTCTTGAACTATCTCATTTTGATTTATTATGGTGGTAAGCCATTTTGCGCCCCTGACATCTGTCATCGCAAGCAAGTCGTTGTATGACAGATTCGCTTTTGATAAATTATTTATTATATCCGTTGCTTTTGTGAATTGAGGATTAAAAGCGGCGTTACTTGTCGTGGATAACTTAGCTAAAATACCAGAAAGCATAGTCCCTGCCTCACTTGCCGGTACTCCGGCTTTTGCAAAACCCTCTAAAATAGCAACTGTGTCAGCGAAGGAATTGCCGAAAGCCTTCGACGTACCTCCGGCGTTAACCATTGCTTCTGATAAGTATTGAATAGTTCCAGACCCTTTTTGTTGAGCCGTAGCTAGTATGTCTACGAATTCAGAAGCTCTGTTTGCCCCAGCTCCAAACTGATTCATAGAAACGGTAAGAGACTTTACGGAATCTGTAACCTCTAATTTACCTGCTTTCCCTAAAATCAAAGCCGCCTCGGTTACTTCTCCCAGAGCGTCGGCACTAGCTAACAACTCCGGTTTTGCAGAACCTACAAGCTCGAAAGCTTTTGCTGTATCTGCCGAGAATATTTTTTGGGAGTTGGATACCCTGTCAATCTCTTTTCTGAAATCGACAAATTCTTGTCCTTTTAATCCTGTAATTGCCTGCAACGATTGTATAGAGTTGTCTAGCTCTATATTTGCGCTACCTACTGCGGTCAGGATAGTTAACCCTCCAATACCAACCCCTAGCCTCCCTATTGAGCCAAGTCTACTCTTTATACCGTCTAATCCCCTCCTTACTTTTCTTTCAGCTATGGCAACCGTATTAAATCCCGCCGACATGCGGCTTGTAAACGCGGTACCAGCCGCTGTCATTTTATTAAAGACAGGGGTGAAGCTATCTATCGCTGTAAACTTCGTAGGTATTATTAAAGGAGGGGCCATTTATTTTTTTATTGTTCCGTTTATTTGCTTAATATATCTTTTGGCAGCATCAAACCAAAAATTTAAACTGTTAACGCCGTGACCTGTTATAAAAAGGTCGCCTATTTCTTTCGGCGACCATTTATATACGTTTGCTATTTGCTCATAAGCAACTTTGATGCTTGGTATTACAAAAGGAAGCTAACTATTGCTTGTAGTTTTGCAGCCTCTTTGTACGGTATGTGGTCTATCTTATGTTTTGACATATTAGCAAACGCGCAGATAGTAGCCAACATCCTACCGTCACCATCATCAGACTTCAAACCACTAACGGCAGAATTGTACTCATGATTAAGCAATTCAGTTCTTAACCTAATCTCTGTATGCAAAATATTATCTTTTTTGTCCGTAATTGGACTCTTCAATTTAAAGATAACCTCGTAGTTTTCTGCAAACGAAACCTGGCCAGAAACAATAGTTTTAATAACCCTACCAGCTAAAAGCTTATAGTTTTTATCCTCCTTTGGTAATTCTTCGTCCTTGTCACTGTAACGAATACCTTCAAAATCGATAACATCAAGCCATTTATTAAACTCGGCTATTGCCGTCTTTCGATCGACTTCATTCCATCCTTTCATTTTATTGATTTTTTATGTTACTACAAATCGTTTATTTCTCCATCAAAAGCCAGCTTTAAAGTAAAAGTGGCGTTGCTTGATTCAGCTATAGTCCCGACTGGCTCCGCTTTGCCTCCAATTACAGCACCTGAAATATAAGTGATTACTACATCACTTAATACGGAACTGGCCATTAATTGACGGCAAAATTTTGCCTCTCTGTTGTCTACGTTATCGTTCGCGCAAAGCACTTCAAAACTTCCGTTTTCTTCCGACTTTATAGATATTAATTGACCAGCCGCTGTTCTGTTTGCTGCGTCGTCAGTAGTTACCACACCGCCTCTATTTAACGTTGCTTCTTCACCGGCTTTAGGGAATATCTTTTTACTCCCTAGTATCTCGTGGTTGATTTCGATGAGTTTAACATCACCGCCTACATATCCCATAATAATTTATTTAAGTAGTGTAATTAAGTAGTGTAATTAAAGTCAACTTCAACATCTGAGCTTAAAATATGAGCTGTTGAGCTTCGTTTATATCTGAAAAATATGTCTAGTCGTGCTGGATTAGTAGCATTGATTTCGACCTTAGCGCTAGCCTTAGAAAAAGCAGCATCAACAATTAGGCCCCTTACTTCTGCTAATTCGACATGCGAATTAATGAGCTGGAGAACTTGCTTTGGACTTATCGTTTTAGGAACGTTAGTTACTGAACCGTCAGCAATTATCGCCTTATCCTGAATGTCCCTGATCATGATTATTCTCCATGCAAATTCCATGTTAAAATCAATGACCAAATCTTTTACGAACCTAAATTTAGGATTTGTTACCCCGTCAGGTACATAAGTCGTAAAGAAATCTTGAACCGTATACTTACCATTGGTAATGTTTACTGTGCCAGACCCTCTCTTTGCCATAAAATCACGATTCGCCCAATCCGAGAAGTCTCCGATAATACCGTCGCTAGGAACTGGCATATCGTTATAACTTTTACCTGAATTATCTACGTGTGGATTGTTTTGAGCAATTATAGCATAGCTGGCTACCATGTTTGCAGCAGCTTCGAAGGTAAAACCCTTCGAATTTGGAGCCATTGCGATCGCATTTGTCACTTGATCCCGTCTAGCCGCGGCGTTTGTTATTGCTACGACGTCGTCTTTATCAGATAATACCGAGCCGAAGACCGCTACAAAAGGGTTGAATGAAATCGAGTTCCATCTTCCAGTAGGGGTGTCAGGGTCTGGTATACCGTTGAAATCTTCTAAAGTCTCCAATTGGTCAGCATAAGGATTAACGACTAAATTATGCCATGTTTCGCCAAAATTACCAAGTGAGGTAGCTAGTGATATTACCCCAGCTCCAGCAGTTTTAGAAACTTCCGAATAAACAATCCCGGCAGCTTTGCCATTTGTTTCTATCGAAATGTTTAATTCAGCGGAAGTGATGCCCTTCCATTTAGTAGTACAATCGACATCTAGTGTCGATAAAGAAGCGGTTATCGGAGCCTGCAAAACGTTATTTACAGCATCGATAATCGAAGCTGTGACGGCGGCTTGATTTTGTCCTTTGACAACACTGAACGCGTATCTGTTGCCATCAATACTACGCCTTCCGTTTACAACAAGTTCATGTGTTGCGTTTTCTGTCACAGTTGTAGCTACCGCTACCCCTATTTTTATAACTGTAGCAGTCGCCCCAGCGTCGGATTTTTGAGGGTAGATAGTTGTTGGAATCCCCCCTAAAATGTTACCCGAGACAGGTCTTAATATTCTAGCTTGAATGTGAAGAGGTGAACCGTATCCAAATTCTGCACCAACTTCGTCGGCCGAGGTAAAAGGAAAAGGAACATTTTCTGTCACTGTAGCTTGGTTTGCTGTATTGTATTCTCCCAAAACAGCGATACTTATAGGCAATAATTCAGAGGTCGCCGCAAATTGAGCAAGGCTTAACTTATACCCTACTGCTCTTGAGACAGCATCTAAAATTATTGCTGATGATAAAGCCATAACTTAATTGTTTAAAGTGTATTTGTGACCAAATTCGGTCTCGTTTAATTTAACTTGAGTAGTGTATCCCTCGGCATTCAGCGGTTGTAATTGAGCTGTAGTTTCGACCCCTTTAACCGTAAAATCAATCTTTGCGGTTACGGTGTGGTTCGAATCCCCCTCTTGCATACCTCCCATCGTTATATTGTCAACAATGGTAGCCCCGATAAAGCCAAGAGCAAAACCGAGAGTTGAAAATGCTTCATATGCAAGGATGTAATCTATCACCCCCGCAAGTTTTTGAGCTTTTTTAGAGCCTAAAACGTCGCCTGTAGCAGAATCGGTGT